TCAATCTTCTTTTCTTTTAACTTAGCTTCTTCTGCTAATATCTGATCTTTTACTTTGTTGTAGGTCTCTTCTGATAGCTCAATTTGCATATTATTTCTTAAGATTTTTTAACATTTTATTACATTGATCTCTTAGTCTCTTTACATCAGAATCGGATAGGACTATCTCATGGTGATAGATTCTCTTACGTGTCCAGTAGGCTTTGATGTAGTGCCAGAGTGATGATGGCTCATCTGTGAAGGTTAGGATAGCTGGAGGCTCATCATACCAAGTTCCTAACTCTACAAAATGATCTCCGCCACAATCACACTTAATCAATAACCGATCTGGGTTGTCTATGTTTGGTGTCATATTACTTATTGCTAATCTTCTTTAATAGTTCTCTTCGTGCAACGTCTGTTAGATTAATGTTTGCTGGAGCTTGTGCTTTTTGTAGGGCTTCTAGTAAGGGTCTTAACCAATGTTCTAGTTCTTTTGTTGTCACCATGCCTTCGGGGCGTTCATTGAGCCATTGACGCAGATGATCTACACATTGGTTATTGAACTCACCTTTATAAAGTTCTCCTAATTTATCTATTGGCATAGGGTTATTAAATTGATTTAGGATCGTCATACTCGTCCTTAGTTTCGAGTTTTACTTTGGCAGGGTCTGCTATATGGCCGTCTTTGAATATAACTCCATACCGATGGTTGCCAAAATAATCATCGCACCACTGCGCCATTTCAAACTCTCCTGTAACTGGTGTTTTGTTTTCTTTACGTAGCTGCTCATAAATCTTTTACGTCTAAATGTCCGTTAGTGAGTGGGAGCATAGGTTATTTTACTTTAACTAAATCAGGGAAGTACTTTTTATCCTTCCCCTCTCCTGTGGTACGACAATTATCGTAATCAAGTTCGTAAGCGTCACCATTTATTTTACAGCCACCGTAATGCTTAGCAATAGATAGCTGATTGTTAGACCATTCTTCATACGGTATTCTATCTCTCCCTTCTTCCTTCTTCCTTCTTCATATCCCTATAATGTTATTGTAATGTGCCTGAGAATCTTTGATGCAGGCGTTGTAGCCTTGTGATCTTACCTGCATAATCTCATTCACAACGCCTTGCCAATCTGACCTATAAGCATCCGACTTATCCTCCATCTTCTGTGCCACGATGTAATGGGCGTAGTCTTTCAACTGATTGCGTAAGAAACTGGTGAGGGACATGCGATCTACATCCTCTATCCCTTCTACATTACCGCCAATATAGTCTTCTATTTCAAATAGTATCTCTTCAAGTGATTTCATATGTGGGTGTTGGTCTGTTTTGAGTCCTTCGTAAGACTGTAAGTCTTCACTAATCTCTAGCTTTTCTAAGGATTTGATGAACTTTCTAGTCTCACTGGCTATAGCCAATGTTATTGTAGTGTTTGAATATTTATAGATCAAACCATGCAATGCGCCAGCGAAGTTTCCTTTATCGGATATTCTTACTTTCATATCACTCTATCTCTTTATCATCTCTTAACTTAGCTAATGTGGACTTGATGGCGGTGCGGGCTGTTTCTGCGTCGGCTCTTGATTTGAAACAGTTGCCTGATTCATATAACCACTTATCGCCAGCAGTTCCATCCCAAGTATCTCCCATGATCTTAAAATTAGAGGTCAAGAAAAAGTAGTGCATTTCATACCCAGGCTCCCAACGTGTGTCGATGGGAGCGAACCAGTCGGAAGTATCTTCCCATGAGTATGCCCACTCATGGGAATGTCTAGTAGTGGTTTCTGTAACTTCTAACATGATATAAAAGTCTCCATCTATCTTATAATCTAGCTCCCATTCCGTCCCCTTCTTCGCCCATGGTAGGTCTTTTTTTAAAATGTATTTCATAAAGGTTTGTTTAATAGTATTCTGTATTTTTCTATGATTTGATCCACGGCTTCTTGTGGCTCAAATCCTTCTTTTATTAACTCAGCGAACTCTTTTTTAGCCTTGTCTGCGTTGGTTTCAATTCTCCCCTCCTTATCATACATATCAAATGTTAAATTGTAACTTAACTGTGGCCATTGCGTCATCGTGATCCATACCTGCGTTTCTAAGAAATTGCAACCGTCGCCGTGGTTCACCCTGTGGTAGCAGTTCTTGTTTCGCTAGGTCTGCTCTGCGCTCTATGAAATTTGCTTTAGATTTCTTTATGCCAAGTTTCTGAACTAGGTACTGCACTTGTTTGCAACTTACATTCTTTAATTCATTAACACATTTCTGCGCTCCAATATTAGGATAGTTCTTCCTAACAAAAGCGATTTCTTTTTGTGTCCATTGTTTGTTCTTAGTCTTCATACATATCCTCTTAGAGATACTCACTAGGTTTATTTACTACCGATTGAGCCAGACGAATCCAGGTCAACAGTCATCCATATTCCCTCTTGTCGAGTGAGCATGTCCAAGGGGGCGAGTTTCCTCGCCTGGGGGCAAGCCATCTTGCCACCAATGTTATTTTATTTTCAGGCTTTCTTCATACATGTCATCAAAGTTTATTTCAATCAATCCTGAATGAATTTTATTATGGCACTCAAGATCAACGCAGATTCCTACATCTGGGTTATCTCTCTGATCTATATGAGCACCCTGCGACTTCATGTGATGACCGCATACAAATTGATTTATTCCTTTATCGTTGAAGTATGAACTATAGCTGAAATCCTTATAGCAAATTCGGCAGGTGTAATTATCACGCTCAAGGACTTCCTTGTGCCATACCTTTAGATCGGCCATACTAAGTTAGTTGTTCCTTCACCTTGTCGATATATTCGTTAATATTCTTGTTGTAAAATATTTCAAAGTCTCCTTTAGCCCCGTTCTGTTTCCAGAATACGAACAGTGTGGCCCGTTGACGTTGAGATGGACTTTTCTGTCCGTCCTCTCTAGCTGGTAAGTCTGGAAGATTTATAACATTCGTGACATCTATTTTAGTATCTGGCATGAAACAGCCCCACACATACTTGTCAACAAGCGACATTGATGTAGCTAATTGTTCATCTGTTAGATTTTCCTGTGTATCAAACTGGATTCTCAATCCCCTATTAGCTTTTGATGTGATCTTACTAACCGTTCATGGTATTTGAAATAAGTTGCTCATATTAAAAGGGGATTTGGTCGAGCGATATTGAGTCTCCAGTATCAATCGGTTGACCTGCAATCGTATGTGGTTCTGGCTTTACAGTACCTCCTGTTGGCGCTAGGTTGCCCTGTGGTGCGCTTTGTGGCGTATTCTGGTCATTGCTAGGCTTCCATTGATTTAGCTCCATATAAGCCTTTCCGCTCTGGGCTGTCTTTAGATCAAAATTAACATATCCTTTTTCATTCTTGTGTTTTTGTAGAAATGCTATTGCCTCTTCTACCTTCACGCTTACTTTTGTTATTTGGAACTCTCCATTGCGGCCATTCATAGTTTTGTGCTCTGTGAAGAATCCCTCTGCGAATATTTTATCGCTCATATTATTATCTGTTTACTGCTGATTTAGCGTCATCATCTTCACTCTCCATTAAGAAGAATGATTGTAATTGATAGCGTCTGAAATAAGTTATAGAGCTTCCCATCTTCTGAGGGTCTTCTTCTATTGTATCTGTTGGTTGACCATTCTTATCCAGTTTTCTTGATTTAGTAGAGTTCACCGGCAATGGCATTATATCTTCATACTTTTCATCACCTGATATTACAATCAACTTCAATGCTGGCTTACCTTCTATATTGGATAATGGTTGTATAACGATCAAGCCATATTCTTTTAATAGAAGTTTAAGCTGTTCCAGTTGTTGATTGACGTCGAAATACTTATAGTTGAACCCAGGCTTATTTTTTGTCATTGGCTTTAGTCCTAGCTGGACAGCCATTATTTTCTGCCATAGAGTTAGTTTTTTTGTAGCACTTTTTGTTTCACTCATATAGTTTTTAGATTTTTTTCCATGAAAGAGTACATGCTTCCCAACATTTTAACTACTACTAGATTATCTTTACCACCCATTGTTTCTCGTATATCTATGACTGTACCAGTTTTACCTTCATACTTTCCTTCTAAGATAACTACATTGTCATTTATATCTACCATACTACTTGATGGTTATCTCGTCTTTAAGTTCTTTTGTTTTAGTCTCACGAAATGCTAGAGTCTCACTTTCTTTATAGAATGGCACATCTGTATTAGTTCCTTTAGGGTCTTGCTTGTATTGTTCTAGCAATGTTTCCATCTCTACTGGAGTAAGTGCTTTTTCTTCTTCTTCCTTCTTGGCAAGTTTCATTTCTTCACTCATCGCCTCAATCTCTGATGAATACTTATAGCTCTTACGACGCAAGATATAACTTGTACCTAGAGTAGATTTGATTCGGTCTTTACTTTCACCCTTTAAATACTCTAGTATCTCTGCGCTCTTTTCCTTTTTCAGTTTAGTGAGTTCTGCAATTCTTTTGTTTATCTCGATGAGACCTTTTTGAAAGTCTAGTAATTCTTGGCTGTCCATCAATTCCTGATTCTCTATTTCGGCTTCTGCCATAGCTCCGTCACTTTCTAGTTGTTCGTTCTCGTTTTCTATATTCATATTACATGGTTAGTTGTTTTTCTAATTCTATCTCGTAAGGTTCTATACACCATCCTAATGGGTAGTCATCGTCTGGATAGGTTTTTTCTTTCTCAGTAAGATCACTATTCAATCCCCGTGCTTCGCACTCCACATCCCACGCACTCTTAGTTTCCTTGTCGTTGAAGTTATACATATTACTGACAGGTTATGGCGTAGAAGGTGATAACTAGGACTGAGGTGACTACTGAGAACAGGTAGAGAGCGTTGTACTGAATCTCATTCTGTTCTTGTAGGGCTGTGGCTTGTTTGTTGCGATAGTGATCGCTTCGTTGTACTTGGCACATAAACTGGGGTTAGCTTTTTGATATCTTTATTATCTTATTTTTGTATGCCTTTGTCAACTATTCTGTTGATAACTCTGAATCCTCAATGTTTTCAGGCATTATCGCTACAGTTTTTTCTTTTACTACGTTCATTACCCAGCCATGCGATCTCCCTACCCTTTGGCCTATTTCTCTATATGGAATACCCTGTTTATATAATTCTATTACAGTATCTTTCTTTCTTTCAACGATTTGACGTTGATATGGTGTTAGTTTTGGCATATATCCGCAGGGTAGCAAATTGTGATATTTTGTCAAGTAGTGTATAGTTAAAATATATGAAGAATAGAATATGCTCTAAGTGCAAAAAGGTTCCCAGCTACAATAGTAAGTCGATATGTCGCGAGTGTAATACTAAATACATGCGAACGTGGAGACAGAAAAATAAAGACAAGTGGAATGAATATAAGCGCAAATGGAGAATGGACGACTATAATAATAACCCATTAACTAGGTGGAAAGAAAAGGCAAATCGTTTCGTTACTTATAGGGTTTCTATAGGAAAGATTAAACGTATGTCTTGTGAGGTCTGCAATGACAAAAATTCACAGGCCCACCACGATTCATATTATAAATCCCACTGGGGGAATGTTCGTTGGTTATGTCAATCACATCATTCTGAATGGCACATAAGTAATACAGCGAAGATTCCTAGTAAAGAAAAGATCAAGAAGTTATCAACAGGCCATTATGGAATATGATATGATAGTTACGTTGTATGCTTTCTACAACGATAAGATCGCTTTAACTCCTATCCGTGTCCGTAGCTTGCCTACGGGGGAAGCCACGGGTGGGGATTAAAGTGATTTTTATTATGAAAGGTTGGATCAAACTACACAGACAATTACTAGATAACCCGCTGATGAAAAAACCGGCATATCGTTCTCTTTGGATAGAGATACTTTTACGGGCATCTCATAATGAGGAGCGAAGCGTAGATTTTAAGGGTAAAGTAATTAAGCTAAAACAAGGTCAATTTACAGCAGGTGCCTATCAATTATCCGAGGCCACTGGTGTCCCACGAGGAACGGTTGAAAGAGTTTTGAAAAAGTTTTCGGCCGAGGGTCAGATTGATGTGAAAGCGGGGAACAAATGTTCGTTAATAAGTATCTTGGGTTGGCGAAAATATCAAGGTGTAGATATTGATAGTGAGGAACGAGTGAGGAACAGACGAGGAACAGATGAGGAACAGATGAGGACTAATCAAGAATGTAAAGAATTAAAGAATGAAAAGAATAAGAACTCTATTGCGACTAGCGTCGCGGAAGGGAAGGTTAAAAGAGATAATAACGACCCTGTAGATTTAGAGGAATTTTGTAAGTCGATGCGAAAGAGCAAACGCAAGGCACTTCACATAATTGCCGAGTGGGCCGAGACAGTAAGTCCAGGATTTACAACATACGGGCAGTGGCAGGTATTTATAAAAAGAAGTCTACGGGCCGCGACATCGCTTGAGTCTTTCTCACAAGATCAAATGGAAAAGGCGTATCGAGACATTATGAAAGATTCTGATAATGGAAAAAAATTTAAACCAAGCCTAGAAACTATAATTAAATACTTAACTAAATAATATGGCGTTTAATCCAAACCAAACATTTAATAGATTCGATATAGGATTCACGATAAAATACGGTAAGAAGGAATGTTACTGGACTAATATAGCGGTAGACCATGTAAACGGTAAAATGACTAACGAGAAATTATTAAAAATGTCAGACGATGAATTAAAGCAATTAGTTTTCTTAAACAAAGATACTGTCTTATTAGAAGAATATATCCGTCCAAACGATAAAGACATTGCAGATCAGCAGGGTGGAAAGAAGGGCGAGATATACGAAGCACCACATAGGGGCGTTGTGGTTTTACAATATTGTGACGCTATAAATGAGAATCGTGGTCCTGTATCAGAGGAACAGCAAAGACGTAATAGCGAAGCACTGAATAAAGTAAGGGAGGAATTTTTAAGTAAAAGATAGGGGAGTAACAGGGGGTGTATCGCCCTGGCGGGCGCTCCCCCCCGACAGAGTGGGTGTATAAACTAGATAACTAATAATATAAACAACATATGAATTTCAAAGAACTCGGACGCGACATTAAGATTGTTGAATAGAATATGAAAAAGGAGAAGAAGATAAAAGTTAAGAAGAAAGCGATAGCTAAGATCAAGAAACCGTATTCTAAGTGTGTTGAATTGGCTAAGAAGATCGCGAAAGCAACTGGTGGCTACAAGTGTTTGCGGTGTGGGGTTGAGGATAGGTCTATTGGTGGTAATAAGCAGATACATGGATCACACATCTATGGAATTGGTTCGCATCCTAAGATGGCTACATATCCATTAAATATTAAAAATTTATGTAGTTTTCATCATAGATACTGGCATTCATCGCCACTAGAAAGCGGATGGTTTAAAGAAGAATATCCAGAGTGGTATGAGAGAGTAGAAGAATTGAGAAGAGAGCTTGAAGAGAACGAACGTGGTACGGTGGTGATTGACTATCAGAAGCGCTATTGGGAATTGAAAGAGATATTAGAAACATTACAAATAGATAACCCACCCAATAACTAAGATATATGAAGAAAATAAAGCAAAGACATACTTACAAGGGTAGGCTTATGTGGAAAGTACATGGGATTAATGGCTGTATTAACAATGATAAGAACCTATATATGTCGTTAGATCAAGCGGAAATGAATGCGCCTGAATATGCTTTTTTGCAACCAGTTGATGTAATTGAAATACAAAACAAGAAAAAAAACTATGCAAATGAATAGAATATGGGCAATGCCCAATAAGTGGACGTTTACAATTAAGCCAATAAGAGAGCTTCTGCAAGAGGAGGTAGATTTAACTAGTCTTTCAGTTGATCCCTTCTGTGGTGAAAATAGTATGGCTACTGTTAAGAACGATATCAATCCTGAAATTAAAGAAGCACAGTTTCATCAGGACGCACTAGAGTTCTTAAAAGAACAGCCAAGTAATAAATATGATGTTGTCTTATTAGATCCCCCATATTCTAATAGGCAAGTATCAGAACACTATAAAGCTGTCGGTAGGAAGGTGACTGGTTGGCATACCTCATCAGGCTGGTCTAAAACAATTAAAGATGAGGCCTCAAGAATATTAAAACAGGGCGGTAAAGTAATATGTTTTGGCTGGAACTCAATGGGGCTTGGTAAAGGCAGAGGCTTTGAAATGACACGGGTGCTATTAGTTCCTCATGGTGGTAGTAAAAACGATACAATAATAACCGTAGAAACTAAATTATAAATATGAAAAACTACCACGCAAGACTTGTCATCAACGATGCAAGCGAACTAAGTAAGGCCGAGGTAAAGAGAATGGCCGACTGGTTCAGACAACAAGCCAAATCCCTTAAAAGGGAACACAAGAACTATTCAAAGCGATACACCGCTAAATTATTAAAATAACCACAATTATATGAAAAGAAAAGATTTAACAGAACAAGAGATGAAAGTTCTAGAGTTCATGCACGTATGCAAGATAAACCCAGATGATTGGGGGACTATTTACGATGTACTAGAATGGCACTGGCCCAAGACAGCTTTAGTATGGCACGAAGAAACTAAAAAGAGATTAGACAGGATATCTAATGAGATAGCGGGAAAGAAGTCTAAACAGTGTGCTAATTGTAAGAATGACCCACAGCTCAAATGCTCTAATTGTCCCTAACCTTAATAAGAAATAGATATGAAAAAGAAAGAGATACTAGCATCGTTTGAGAAAGACCTGTTATATGGGCTAGGAGCAATTAAAGGAGGTCTTACCGCACACACAAAAGAGGAGGAGGCTAGAATATTTCAAGTAAGGGATATGGTTATGGATGTTATTTCTAGGTCATTCAACCAATACCTATTAGCCTGTCTCCCTGATGAGTTACCTGATGTAGATGATGTAGAATTGCAGTTGCAACACAATGTTTGGAATAATTGTTTAGAAGAAATTAAAACTAACGCTGGGATATGAGTTTAGAACAACAAGTGAAGGAGATAATGCACGATAACTGTTTTGCGTCTGTAGAGTGCTTTCGTGAAGAGAACGAGTCCAAACTAGCAAGAACCATCATCCTATTAGCAAAAGCTATTGATAAATTATCCTCAGCTTCCATTGACAATTAGTGGCTTACGTTCGATGATATATACATAGGTTTAGGGGGTTGCCTGTATTGTCGCAGGGCGATACGAAATACTTTATACATCACGCCATGGAAGGAAGGAGGATCTTAGTCTTCCCTGCTCGTGGTATAGAATGTTGTTACCAGAGGATATTTTATCTGTTGCACGTCCTTTCTATTTCAGAGCGAGACTCCACAGTCTTTCTCGTCCTCTGGTAATAACACCCCATGCTACAGAAGATTAGCCAAACGGAGCAGATAAGCTATTGGGAGGTAGGCTCTGTAGTCGATACTCATCTAGCCCTGCTCTGGCTGGTGGGGAACGGAGTGACCTAGGGAATTAAATATTTTGATATGAAGTGCGACATTTGTAAGAGGGTTATGAAGAAGAGTGAGATTGGCCGTGGGTACGGTAAGTTTGTTTGTGGTCAGGAATGTTTTAAGAAAGCAGGTGATGGCTATGTTGATAAAAGTTATCGACCTTGGACGAGTGGGATAAATAATTAGTATGAATGTTATTATTTTCTCTATTGGAGTTATAGCTGGTATTGCGCTGTGTGTGGCTTTATTGGTGATGGAGGTACTCTTTATCAAGAATAAGCATAAGACACCGTTAGAAGCGCTTAGAGGACGTGTGGAGGGCAAGCGTGCTGGAGTAATCATTGATAATCCTACTGCAGAGGGTGAGAGCATAGAGGAGTGGGTTGAAAAGGTTAAGGACGATGGTGATATTGGTGAGCGTGGATTTGATGAGTTTACTTTATAAATATACAATATGAAATTAAGACCACTGTCTGATGGTATTATAATAAATACTGGAAAAAAAGAGAAAACAACAGAATACGGGTTTGTTTTGGTTGATGAGATGTCAGGATTAGATTTACACGAGAAATCAGAAACTGCTACGGTAGTATCAACTGGTGAGAAAGTAACCGAGGTATCAGTTGGTGATAAAATTATATTTAAAAAGTGGGCAGTACAAGAGTTTGAAATAGACGATGAAAAATATTTATCTATCAAAGAAGAAGATATAATTGCTACTTATGAGCTTTGAGAATACATTTGAGGATGAGTTTAAGAGGATAAAGGATGAGAGGAAGTTGACTGCTGAGGAGTTGAGGATTAAGACTGAGATTGAAGGATTGGCTTGGAGGAAGTGGGTGGACTTTTATTGTAGGAGTTGTGATGAGGACTTTAAGTTGATTGGCAATAAAGGATATACGAGTTATAAGGGCGGACGTTGGTTTTATAGCGCTAAGTGTAAATGTGGTAAGGAGCTTATACGGCGCATTACTGATAAGGACGGTGATCCGTATTTTGTACAGAGTAAAAGGTTAAGGACCGATCGTAGACGATACTGGAAGGAGCTATTGCAGCGAGATGATCCTAGGTTTAGGGGAGTTTATGGTGATGATAATTTGCGTGAGGAACGAGAGAAGGAAGAAATGCAACGAACTAATTTTGATAATAAATAGATATGTTTGTAATTACTAGTGTGGTTGATGGTAGGTTTGCTTATCAAGCTGTTGTTATGGATGATGAGCGGGCTATTTACTATACTAAGAGTGGCATTAAGGATTTTGATGAGGCTAAAGAGAAACGCTGGATTGTTGAGGATAGTGGCATGAGTACGTTTGTTGGTGTGTTCAAGCCCTACGAGTTGAAGATTAAGGATACCGTGAATAAGTATTGGAGAGATAATAAATGGGAAATTACATAATATGTTTGATATTACTGACGAGCCAGTTGAGAACATTACGTTGATTAGGTTGAAGGAGCTTGTATCTTTTACTACAGGAGACAATGAGATATTGATGACAGAAGAGCAGGATAAGGCATATCGTGAGTTATTGCATGATGATGATAAGGATAATGAGATTGTTTTTTTATAGGTTTAATAAGATTTTAATAAAATAATATGGCGAGAGGACAACTAACGCAGGCTGAGAAGGAAGCGGATGTTGTTCGTTTGTTTACAGAAGATCCTACTAGAAGTGAGTCAGAAGTGGCTGAGGTTAGCGGAGTTGCTAAATCTACAGTACATGATATTAAGAAACGACAATTCGGGGATTTCGGCCGTGAAGAAACAATTCAGCGAATAATAGACAAGGATTTGAAGATTGTTGATAAAGGACAGGATAAGATAATAGCTAAGATTGAGGCGGGTAAAGGTGGATTAGGTGAGTTGGCTAAAGTGACTGAGGTGAGTTCAAGACGACATCAGTTGTTGAGTGGTGGCGCAACAGAACGTGTCGATAATAGGAATTTAAATGTCAACGTAAATGTTGACGCAAATAAATTACGTGAGGAGTTTGAAGATAAGCTAAAGAACGAATATTTAAAACCAGAGTTATGAGGTGCGATGGATGTGATGAAGATTTAGCACAAGGTGATTTGCTGAAAGATCGTGAGCAGATGATCTCTAAGTGTGGTGACAAGAAGTTTTGTTATTTCTGCATACTGGAACGATTGGGTACAAGTAAAGAGAAGGTTGCTAATTTAAAAGAAAGATTAAAAACCGATGACTAAGAAACTTAGTGACATATCTATCCATGCTTGGATACTTGAAAATGAGTTGAAGACCGAGAGTGGAAAGCCTTACGACATACGGAACCACATGTTCCTGTATGATATTTTGGCTGATTGGTCACCTAAGCAGGTTTGGTTAAAGGCTGCGCAGGTTGGTGGTACGTTAGCCGCGGCGCTCAAGAGCATGTATGCGGTTAAGGTGTTTGGATTGGATGCGATCTATACCATGCCATCTAGTGTTGATATCAAGGTATTGGTTGGTGGTAAGATCAATCGAATGATTGTCCACAATCCTGTGATGAACGATTGGATGGAAGATAAGAACAGTATTGAGCAGAAGCAGGTAGGTAACAACATGATCTACTATCGTGGAACAACGACAGAGCAACAGGCTATTTCTGTTACGTCTGATTTGAATATTCACGATGAGGTTGATCGTTGCACGCAGAGGATTATTGAGATGTATAAATCACGTTTAGATCATTCTGAATATGCTTGGGAGTGGTTCTTTTCTAACCCGAGTGTGGAAGGTAACGGCGTGAGCAAATATTGGAAACGATCCGATCAGAAGGAATGGTTTATCACTTGTCCGGAATGTAAGAAAGAACAATATCTTAAATGGGCTAAGAATTCAGAGGGCAATGTGTGCATGGAGCGTCAGGTGTTCCAGTGTAGATATTGTAAGGCTGAGTTGAGCAATGAGGATCGACGAGTAGGACGATGGGTGGCACGGTTTAAAGATCGTGAGTATAGCGGTTATCACATCTCACAGTTGATGGTGAAGTGGAAGTCAGCGAAAGATATTATCCATGCTTATGAGAATAACTCTGAGGAATATTTCTATAACTTCGTTCTTGGTCTGCCGTATGTTGGATCAGGTAACAAGGTAACGCCTGAGATGATTTATAATAATTGTACGCAAGAGGTAAACGGACAAGAGCATGTCATTATTGGTTGCGATAGTGGGATCAAGAAGCATTACACGATTGGTAACGATGAGGGCATATTCTATTACGGAGTGACTGAGGAGTGGGAGGACATCAGACGATTGCTTAAACGCTTTCACAAATCAATTCTTATCGTTGACGCAATGCCAGACATCACTGGTCCACGTAAGTTACGTGAGGAGTTTAAGGGCAGAGTGTTCTTGAATCATTACGCAAGAGATAGGAAGACAATGCAGTTGATACGTTGGGGTAAGGATAAGGAGAGCGGAAATGTTCTCAGTGATCGTAACCGCATGATCCAGTTGGTAATTGATGAGTTCACAGAGGGACTGATACCGCTTGAAGGTAACGAGGGAGATTGGGAAAAGTTCTATTCACATTGGGACACACTCTATAGATTAACTGATGTTGATTCGATTGGTTCACCAATATTTACATGGGAAAGTAGCAATGGTAACGATCATTGGTGTTTCGTTGAAGATACAAAAGTATTAACAAGAAATGGTAACAAGAAGATTAAGAACATTGAAGTAGGCGAAGAAGTTTTGACACGAGCTGGTTATAAGCCAGTTGAGCGTTCATGGCTAGTTAAAGAAGATGCAGAAGTTATTAGTTGTTATCTATCTAACGGTAGAGTTTTGACAGGTACACCAGATCATAAAGTATTCACAAATGGTAAATGGATCACCCTTAACGCTATCGTGTCAGGTGATACAATGTACTCATGTCAAATACAGAAACAATTACTTTCAACGGAGTTAAGTTTAGACGATACCCTAAAGCAAAAACAAGATCAGAGCAGGTCTACTATGTACCAGACGGTGCATGCCGTAAAAGAGGCATGGGGAGACTTCATCAAGAGATTTGGAAATTCCATAATGGGGAGATTCCTAAAGGTTTTGTTATCCACCATAAAGACGGCGATCCTCTCAATAATGAGATCACTAATCTTGCGTGTGAACAAAGAGGAAAGCACATGTCTAAACATGCAAAAGAAAACTGGGCTAACAGCGAATACAGAGAGCATAATCTTAAACATCTTCATGAGATTCGTGAGCTATCGCACGAGTGGAGAAAAACAGCCAAAGGCAAGAAGTGGCACTCAGAACATGCTTTCAATAGTATTGTTTTATCTGAGCCTAAAGAGTTTAGCTGTATTCAGTGTGGTATTAAGGCTTATACACGCAGTACAAACGGCGGTAAATACTGTTCCCGTTTGTGTAATGGTCGTTGGCATAGAGCGAAGAACAAGAAATGAAGATGTATACAATCTAACCATAAAAGATCAACACGAGTATTTTGCTAGTGGAGTTTTGGTTGCGAATTGTCATAGCTCAGTCCTATGGCGCATCGGTATGGATCGCTTTGGTCGTGGTCAAGCAAAGTTCGTTGTAGCACAAGAACATAAAGGTATAACTAAAGCACCAGAGATTAGTCTTGAGGGTACAGCTCAACTAATTCCAGGTGAAACATATGATTGGGATTTTTAATGTCAGACTTTGATACGCCTATTTATTTGACACCAGAGGACGCTGAGAAGTATCAGCAGTTCTTAGAGCATTATGATGTGTTTGGTATGTTGGTGGATAAAGGTCTGATGGCAACCAAGGGAGGCAAGGTTATTATGCACTTCGATGGCAATGGTAATTTCAAGGGCGTACAGCTAGAAAGATGGATAAAGGCTGACTAACTGTGTATAACTTTCGTTTGCGTTTGTACAGGATGTGTGCTTTGTGCTATTATTGATTCATAAGCAGTCCTAACCAAAACCAAGGCGGACTAGTCATTAACGACTAGTTTTTTTTATATGGGTATTTGGGACAAATTAGGACTTAACAGCGATACTAACAAAGTAGAGGAAAGCACCACTTATAATGAGGAGGGTGTTGTTTCTGAATTTGAAGATGAGTTGACGCTAAAGATAACCGATAAGGAGTTAACCAAGCTAAAGCAACAGTGGGAGAGCGATTATGATGCTTACGAGGGCAAGATCAAGCCTAAGCAGAAAGAGGCTAATAGATATTGGCTTGGAATGAATGGTCAGAATCAGGACAATATTATCTTTGAATCATTGGAGACGTTCCTACCAATCGCTACAAGACAGAACCCTGAGCCTACAGTGCGCTCAGACAACTCAGACGAGGGTAGAGAGCTTTCTAAGTCAGTAGAGGCACAACTAATCACAATCACAGATGAGCGAGCGTTAAAGCTCAGAATCAAAGATGCTGTAAGGCATTGGGCTTTGTATTACATTGGTGTGATTAAGATCGGTTGGGACTATATAGAGGACGAGATTAGTTATGAGGTGGTACGACCATCTAAGCTGATCCTTGATCCGATGTCTAAGATCGTTAAAGGAAGATACAGAGGTAAGTACATTGGTCAGTTGCGTACTGATACAGCAAAGACGATGCTACGACGTTTCCCTAAGAAGAAGACATTGATACTTGAACAATCAAAGAACAAGAAAGGAACCAAGATTCAGTATATCGAATGGTGGACTGACGAATATGTGTTCTGGACGCTACTCGATGAGGTACTAGCAAAGGTGCGTAACCCTCATTGGAACTACGACAACACCACAGAAGAGACAGATGAGTATGGTGACGCAGTAGAGGTAGAGAACATTGGTAAGAACCACTTTAGAGTTCCGCAGATGCCGTTTACCTTCCTATCAGTATTCTCAACAGGAAAGCAGCCGCACGACGAAACGTCACTTATTGAACAATCTATCCCATTGCAGAACATCGTTAATAAACGAATGGAGCAGATAGATAAGAACACTGACAGCTTGAACGCTGGTTACATTCTAAGTGGTAACGCTTTCACAGACGCAGAGGCACAAAAGGCAGCCAACACATTGCGTAAAGGTGGAAACCTATTGGTGCCAGGAGAGATCCCAGGATCATACGCAAAGGACTCAGGAACACCACTGCCAACACAGGTTTACAACAACTTGCTCGATGTGCGTGATGAGATTAGAAACATCTTTGGTATCCGTGGATCATCAGCACAAGGAACAATGGAAGAGAAGACAGTGCGTGGAAAGATTGAGATCAAAGGACAGGACGTTGACCGTATCGCATTGGTTGCAGATTACATTGAGCAGATGGTTGATTACCTATTCAACTGGTCAGTACAGATGATGTATGTCTATTACGATGAGGAGCACACAGCGTCAGTTATAGGAGCAGAGAAGACAGAGGAATACTTTACATTGCAGAAGGACGATCTAAACAGAAAACTTCTCATCAGTGTTAAAGAAGGTTCAATGCTTCCAAAGGATACGCTTACACAACGTAATGAAGCGATGGATCTATGGAGCGCAGGAGCGATTGATCCTATTACCTTCTATTCAAAGTTAGACTTCCCAGACCCAGAGGCAATGGCAAAGCGTCTATTTGAATGGCAGTCAGACCCAGGCTCACTATTTGGAGCACCAGCACAACCAGTACCGGAGGGACAAGAGCCAGTAGCAGGCGCAGCAGAACTCGGCCTTCCAACAGTCCCAGGTGGAATACAACCACCGCCTCAGCAACAATCTTTACCGCCAGTACCTCAGACACCTGGAGTACCAGCGTTATAAGCTAAGTTCTTGGTCTTTAAAACCATGCTAATACATTGGGTTCTAAGACCCATTAACAAAACTTTGCAGTATGTTAGATGATGATTTTCTAAAAGACTTGCCCTCAGATAGTGATGATATATTCGCTAATCTAGGAGAGGACGAATTGGAGGCAGAAACCGAAAATTCAGAAGAAGATTCAAAAGATGACTCAAAGGAGTCAGACGATAAGACAGAGGAAGAAACGCCAGCTTCGGACGGCGAGAAGTCAGAGGACTCAGATGACGCAGAGTCAGATGAGCCAGACACCGATGCAAAAGAACCTAAGATCAAGTTACCTCCTCTACATGAGAACCCCCGATTTAAGAAAGTCTACAAAGAGTCGAAAGACAAGGATAGACGAATCGAGGAACTCGAACAGCAGTTAGCTAGCGATAAGCCGACCGTTGAAGCTAAATCACAACCTGTACCAGAGTATGCAAAAAACTTGGGGTACGATCAGGAAACATGGGACGCTTTCAACGAGCAAGAAGCAGAACGAGTAACGACTCTTAAAACTTCATTGAAAGATGAATTGAAACAAGAGATCATCGCTGACCGTGAAGCTGAGGATAAAGCAGTTGAAGATAGACAAAAAGAAATTGACGATTATTACGAGGAAGAAAAGATCCGAGTAAAAGGCGCTTTCGGCCTATCTGATTCTGACATCAATAATGTAGTGAAGTTCGCTATCAAGGAACAGCCTACAGACGCTAATGGCGTGATTGATATAGAGAAAGCATTTTACATGTGGGATAGAGCAAAAGGCTCTAAGAAGGAGACGACTACAAGAAAGAAAAAGGTAGCTGAAATGATGAACTCAGACAGTTCAACCAGTGCCGATGAAGAAGTCACCACTTCCCAAAACCTGCGTAACTCAAGAATGACTGATCTGATATAGGTATAAATAGATAAATATGAGTTTTGGAAATCGTATCAATACGACTACACAAGCAAAACTAATGCCAAAGGTGGCTGACACAGTTTTAGGTAGTAACGTATTGGCAACTCGTATGCTTGCAAAGCCAAGCGTATGGAACGGAAAGCGGATGGAATTCCCTATCAAAGTTTCAAAGAACACTAACGGTGGTTCATTTGACGGAATGGAAACATTTGCAACAACAGCAACAGACAACAGAGTTAAGTTGACTTATGATCCAAAGTATTACCGACAAACTTCAGTATTGCCACTAACTGAGATTTCAGTGAACGCAACAGAGAAGGGAGTTATGAACTTGATAGCACTTACTTTGGCATCAGATGCACAAGACATGGCTGACGCAGTAGGAGATCTTTTCTACAGTGACGGAACAGGAAACGGTGGTAAGGATTTCTTGGGACTAGCAGCAATCGTTGATGACGGTACAACCGCAGCAACTATTGGTGGACTAGCACGAGCTACTTACACAACACTTAATTCAACAGTTACATCTAGCGCAACACTTGGACTAGACACAATGCGAACAAGTTTGAACGCAGCAGCATCAGGATCACAACGACCTTCATTGATCGTTTGTGACGAAACAACTTTCGGATACTACGAACAGTTGCTACAGCCACAAGAGCGAATCATGAAGAATATATCGATGGCTAAAGGACTAAAGGGTGGTACTGGATTCGTTGGACTAGACTATGCAGGAATTCCTGTACTAGCAGATGAGAAAGCAACATCAGGAGTTATGTTCTTCCTTAACGAAGACAACCTAATGTGGGTTTCAAACAAGGTTAAGATGACAGAAGCTATCCAGTACGCACCGTCAATGATTGATGGTAACGACTATAAGGGAGCTAAGGGACTAGGATTCTCATGGAGCGGTTGGATTCAACCTTCTAACGCTGCAGCAATCATTAGTCACACATACCTTGGAGGTAACTTGGTAACAGATAATCCAAAGCGACATTCTAAGATTACTGATATTGCAGGAGTTTAGTCATAAATCTAATTCACAATAAAAACAAAGATTATGGCATTAAAAACTTCAGACTACTGTCCAGCTCAAAAGTACGGAGCTGAGGTAGACGCAGAGATAAACTTCGATGATGCTGTCGATACAGATGACATTGCAGATGACGCTGTTACTACTGCAAAGATCAACGATGATGCTGTTACAAACGATAAGGTAGCAGATGGCGCAATCGACACAGCAGCAAAGTTGGCAAGCAACGTAGTAGAGACTGCAAAGATTAAAGACCAAGCAATTGATACTTCAAAGATTAAGAATAACGCAGTCACAGACTCAAAGATCTCTCTTCCAAAGATATCTTCAGTACAGGAGACAGTTACTTACGACCAATTCACAGATGGCGGATCAACAGTCGGAACATTCGATCTTGGGATAACACTTCCAGCAGGAGTAGTTGTGACCCGTGCATTGATAAATGGTGTAACAGGGTTCACTGGAGATACATCAGCGGTTATCACAATCGGTGATGGATCAACAGTAGATCGTTACAATACTGGAACACCGGATATATTTACAACAGCGGTTGCTATCGACGCTGGTGCAGTATCAGGAACTCCGTTTGATGTGGCAGCAGTAACAGTAACTCTTACAGTTACATCAGCAGCTGACTTTACGTCAGTGAACGCTGGTGAACTTACAGTTACTTTATTCTTCGATCAAGCAACTAACTAATTCAAATAAATAAATAAGATATGGCACAATTAGGAACGCCAATTCAGATCTTACCCAGCGACGTATATGACATCTCATCAACACGAGAGTTGGAACTAGGTCAGTTGGCACAGACAGATGACGGTAAAAAGTACCGTTACGCAAAAGCTGGTGGAACTGCTCTATTGGCAGGAAAGCTAGCAGTAGCTGCAACAATCGTTGCTAACCACGAAAACGTAACAGTGGCAGCAGCGGCAGCAGTAGGAGCAACAGAAGTTACAGTAACTCTTGGAGCAACTGCAGTAACAGCTAACTACTACACTGGTGGTAGCATGACCGTTAATGATGAAGCAGGAGAAGGTATTACATACCGAGTAGCTTCACATCCAGCAGCAGATTCAGCAGCAACTCTAGTAGTTTCACTATTAGATGAAGAAGGAGTACAGGTTGCGCTAACTACATCATCACAAGTTTCTTTGCAGAAGAACTCATACGATGCAGTAGTTATTTCAGCAGCAGACCAAGGAGATATGCCAGTAGGAATCGCTAATGTAGCGGTAACTGCTGACTACTACTTCTGGGCACAAACTGGAGGAGATTGCTCAGCACTAGCTGACGCTACAATCGCAGTAGGTGCAGCTATTACAACTGGTTCTACAACAGGCGGAGCGGTAGAAGCTGTCAACGCAGCAGGAGAAGTACAAATTGGAGTAGCTAAACAGGCAGGAGTAGATACAGAGTACCGACTCGTATCACTAATGATCGACTAGTTAATTACTTGCGAAAGGGAGGTGACGATTTGTCCCTCCCCTTCATGGGTGCTAATCAACTGACTCACCCACAGTTAAAAACACATATATGGCTAAAGCAGTATTATTTAACAACTTTACAGACGAAGATTTTACACATAATTACGATGGTGATCCTTGGACATTCAAAGCAGGAGAAAGCACACGCCTACAAGAACCTATCGCATTACTAATGGCAAAGCACATGATTGATCGTGAGCTATACAAAGCAGAGCTACCATTTGATGATGCTAGTCGTTCTACCATGATTAGTAAAATCATCATCGCTGAAGATGTTATTGAGGCAGAGTCAGAGGAAAAGCTAGAAACAGCATTACTCAACGAAAAGTTTGTTTGTGAGATTTGTGGCAAAGAAGCTAAATCAAAGGCAGGACTTGCTGCGCACATGCGATCTCATAAAGAAGACAAGAAAGAAGAAAAACCAGAAGACAAAGAAGAAGAGTTTGAAGGATTAAAATAGTATGACAAGACTGCTCACACGAAAACAAATAGATACAAGAAAGAAAGAGCGTGCTGAGGAGTTACGTGTAGCTTCAAATAAAGTAAGCGAGGCATTGATTAACGGTACAAAGAAGATCAATACCTTAGATGCCTCCTACAATAAAAAGAAGAGCAACTTAACGGATAGATATAATAAGTCTGCTCAAAACTACACACTGAAAATAAAAGAACTGGATCAAGAGGTCCAGATACTAGAAAGAAAAAAGCGAGAGGCGTTGGAGCCATTAAAGGAATTTGAACAAGAATTAAATATTAGAAGGCAAGACCTAGACAAAGTAAAGCATGACAATGATCTACAAAGCGAAAGGCTTGAAACATTGGATACTTCACTTGTAAAGGAAGCTACCTTGATAGCTAAAGAGCACAGAGACATCAGTAACAGTATCATCGCTTTAGAGAAGCGAGAGAACGAAATCATAAAAGAAGAAGACAGAATAGCTGACCTAGACGAAGCACGAAAGAAACGAAAGGCTAAACTAGACGAGGCAAGAGCTGACTTCTCAAATGATGTCACTAATACAAACGTCGCTACATCGAAAGAGAAAGCAAAAATGAAAGCAATGCAGATCAATCTAAATCAGAAACAAGAAAGCATTGATAAGCAAAACAAGCTTCTAAACAGCGATAGAGCGAAAGTGCAAGCTATCATTAAAGAACTTAAACAAAACGGCCTATGGGCAAGATAGACGGCAATAGAGGCTACGTGGCAATGGCCGTAACAGACAATGCCAGCCAAACGCCTACGGCTTTACAGGCTGACTCTACAACTGGACGATTACTAATAGAGATTGCGCAGATTGTTACCACTACTAGTCCCGTACTATCGGGCAAGCAGATTGACGGTAATAGCACGCATGTATCAACAGCAGTAGACGCAACAAACGACGTTGAAACTCCTTTAATAGCTGATAACAGAAACGATTACTTATTTATAGATATAACCACTTAATATGCCAGGAAGAGGAATAATTGCACGTACACACGTCGCAAACACACCAGAGATACTAACAGGTGCAACAGCACTTACAGCAACAGAAAACCGAGGGAGATGGTCAATCCAAAATGTCGGTACAAACCCAATATTTGTACTCTTAGGAGCTGACGCTTCTACAACAGTTTTTCATAAGATACTTAAAGGAGGTACAGACGACAGCGATGGACTCGGTGCAGACTGGGGACACACAGACGGAGTAGTTTACTCTGGAGTAATCACAGTAGCAGGAACTGCACCTAAGTATGTTGTAACAGAACTATAATATGACCGTGAATATACCATCAGAAAATCCAAACATTCCTGAGAACTTAAAAAAGATAATCGAGAAGACTCGTAATAATATTAGCGTCCAAGAGGCAGAAGCAAAGCGCTTAAAGGGGCTTGTTTCTGGTTTGAACACGCAGGTGGCTACTACCCACGCAGCGAAAGTAGCTGGTGAGGAAGAGGTCGCTGAACTTACAGCGCGAAAGGAAGAATTAGCAATAACAGTCACTCAAGCAGTAAATGATGTAACTAAAAAGCGTGAAGAGATTAAAGAGATGAGCGTACTACTAGCTACATACGAAGAAGACAAGAAAGCATTTGATAATGATAGAAAAGAGTTTATAGCTTTCTCAGCCAAATCAAAAGATGAATTAGATAAATGGTCAGACCTTCTACAGAAACGTGAAGACGACCTACAGCTAAAGGAAGCTGACGTAGACAGTAAAGCAAAGAAACTTAAAGAACTCAGCGCAATTCTATGAGTCCATACAGTCCAGGTTTAGGAGATAACGCCACGATAGAAGAACTCTTAGGAGCGATAGCAGGTTTTGTTACTGAGCCTTACGACACAGTTGAACTTACTTATGTAGCAGCGGGAAATGGTGAAGGTGAGGTTGAGACAGCTATATATAAACTTGGTGCTGTAACAGTAACAACGCTTACATTGACTTACGATTCAAGTAATAGAATAACATCAGTGGTTGCCTCATAAGATGTCCAATAAAACGATTACATTCAATCCGCTCAATCCGAGTAAACCATTTGACACAATAAGTGAGCAAATTCTTCAGAGTCCAGATCGACTAACAACAATAGAAGTAAACCGTACAACGAATGATGGTGTCATTCGATTTAACATGTCAGGCCTCGGTGTAGACCCAGTTCGATGGGACTCATCAGGATTCGTTTTTAATAACGCTAACGATGCTATTCCGTTACAGTTCAAGGGAACAGCGAATGACAATTTAGTCTTCATGGATGCCGTCAATGACTCTGTTGGTTTCGGTACAGACGAAACTACATTCATATTCCAACAAGTTGGTGGTGGTCCGTTTACATCAAATCCTCGTGTAATGATTGAAATCGGTCAAGATGGAAATGACACAGGATTTGTCATGCGTTCTTTGTCGGATACACCCTCTAAAGCTGGGTTGGTTGAGTTCATGCGAGCAGGAGAGAATCTGACTCTACCGCTACAGTTTCACGCAGTAGGAGGTTTCCGAGCTGGCGCTTGGGATGGAGTTAAATTCATTGGTGGAACTGGTTTATTCTTTGCACTAGAACAAGACGCAGCATTAGACTATGCACCTATCAGCTTAGACTTCCGAGCAGGTGATGGTGTTAATCCTTCTTTTACAATCCTTAAAGGAACCAGTTTAGGAAATGTTGGACTTAGAACAGCTAATGCGTCTGCGCCTATTACAGCGGAAGGTAATACAGTATTCAATTTCTCACGAGTAGACGCAGACTTTCGTATATCGGGTGACGGTGTAGCGTTCCATTTCTTTGTAGATTCAGGAAACAATCAGGTAAATATTGGTGGCGCTGGATCTGGTACTCGCGCACGCTTCACTTCTACTTATACAGAGTTTAATAGATTGAATGGCGATAAAGACCTTCGTGCACGATCAGTGTCATACAACAGAATCTTTAACATCGACGCAGGCGGCAACTGGGCAGGGTTCGGAACGGTATTCGGTTCAGAATGGGCGAAGTTCACTGTTTTAGAAGCTGTCTTTAACGAAACAGGAATAGCCAGAAACTTTAGAGTCGAATCATTGAACAACACACATCAGCTTTTTGTAGAAGGATCAACAGATTTCATTGGACTTAATGAGGCTTCGCCAGATGTACTACTAGATGTAAATGGAGATATAGCGATTAAGAATGGAAATGAATTACGGTTTAAGGATGTTGGGAACTCAAATTATGTAGGATTTGAGGCCCCAGCGCTTACTGCCAATCAGATATGGGTATTACCAGACGCAGACGGATCGGCAGATGATTTATTGAATACAGACGGGGCTGGTAACCTATCATTCAAAAAAGCGACAGTCGAAGAAACTATTAGTTTTGAAGTTTATGATGCCTCTCCAGCCAGAGGCAGTGAAAGTGATATTCATGGTGGAATACTATCTCTTGCTACTGGTCAACCATTAGACTCTGTACCGACTGATATTGTTGTTACAAAGGGGACCGGAAAACTCATGGTTGTAGTAAATGCTGGCACAGATTTAGCTGGTGATATTACAGTTACGGGAGATTCTGTGGATAGAGATACGGGGGTTATCACTGTGGGAGATACAGATACAATTACTATAGACGCTTTATCAACTGACGGATCAGATACGGACGGAAACGGTAATACGCGCCATTCATTTACAGGAGCTTACATTTCATCTAAGTGGTTTACTGGGACGGTGACACTCTCTACAGTTGATCTTACTCTCACAGATGTTGACGTTTATCACGTTTCATTTGAACAGTTTAACGATAGCCCAAATCTTGTAGTGACCACATTTGACATTAATGCCTTCACAACCTCTGTGAATGCTGAGATTGATGCCTATCTTTATTCGTTGGAAGTAACTGGCGATAAATGTGATATTGCAAGAATAGCGAGTTTAAATGTAGGAACAGACGGTGAAACAGCCATTGCTGATAAGTACTGGAGACTTCGAAGAGGCGCAATAGCCAAATCGCTAGACGGAACAACCGACGGTGTATGGGTGGCTATCTTCTATGCAAATAATCCAGCTCTTGTTCAAGATATGACAATGAAAGTATGGGCCACTAGAACTCAACAATTAACACTTAATTAATTTACATTTATATATGGCTATAGGAGATACAATTACAAAAAGTACCACCGATGCGGTGGGCGCACCGATCCTTCAAACTTCTGAGGTTGTCTCAGAAGAACCGCTAACAAATTACCTAGCTGTTTACAATTCAGTTCGTGCAACAGTTGCCACTCGGCTTGAGTTGCCTGATGCGACACTTGATGATGTAGCGACACTTGTGGCAGAGGCATTCAACAGCGCAAACCTAATAGCTGAAGATCTAGTTGCTGAAGAGGAAATAGCTAAATAATATGGCAAATGAAATTCAAAAGAAGAAATGGGTTAACGGTGTATACGGTACAGAAGACTATGATCTTACCGGTTTTACACCAATCACATCTCCCACAGATCTTTATAACATTTGCATGGCAGAGTTCGCCGATCTCGGAATGACCGATGCAAACATACCAGGCAATGCAACACTAGATGGATTGGCACAAAAGATCGCTACTCAAGCCCAGAACGATGGGATTCTAATATAAATTATATGGCAATGACAAAACGAGAAAAAGAGTTAAAAGACCTACAAGATGAGATTAGCGCACTTCTTAAAAAGGGAGGTGCAATGATAGTTGGTAAAATACGAGTAACGGAAGATGGTATGGCACCTTACGCGACAGTGATTGACGCTCCAGTTGAGGAAGAAGCAGAACCAGAAGAACCTAAGAAATAAATATGGCTACAGAAAAAGCAAAAATAGATGGCAACCGCCACAAAACCATACTGCTTGAAAAAGATGATGGTAGTGGTGAGTTAGTAAACGCCCAAGCAGACGCAATAACAAAGCGCCTAAAGGTCGCTGCGGTTATCACATCACCATTCACATCACTAAGCGATACGCCCGCGGCGTATACAGGAGAAGCAGGAAAGACAGTTGTCGTAAACGGCGCAGCTGACGGATTAGAGTTTGCAGCAGGAGGCGCAGGTGACGTAACAGCAGCCGCAGCTTTGACAGCCAATATGCCCGTAGTAGGCGACGATGGCGCTAAGGGAGTGAAAACAGCTAACGCAGCATTAGACTTTAACGCACAGAATGTTACCAATGTAGGTACAGTAGATGGACGTGACGTATCAACAGACGGATCAAAACTAGATGGAGTTGAGGCTTTAGCGGACGTAACAGATGAAGCTAATGTTAAATCATCTTTGAATGGAGCAACAATAACTGCTGCAACGGTAGCTACAGATGATAAAGTATTGATCCAAGATACAGATGACGCTGATAATTTAAAGACAGTTACAGCTCAGAGTATAGCTGATCTAGCAGGAGGCGGTACTGGACTATTTGATACAAGCGTAATGACATTTACTGATACGCTTCGTGCAGATGAATTAGATATAAACGTAACAAATACTGGTACTGTAGCGCAAATTACAGATACCTCTGGCATTGCTCTATCAACTGGTGGTACTGCGAGTTCTCGTGCTTTTGTAGCTGGATACCAAACCAACTCAGCCCACATGTTGAGCGCTGGATATGCTAAGGACATGAAGGTTAGAATGATGGTAGATGTAGATGGATTTAATACTAGTACACAGGTATTGATCTATGGGATTGCGGACTCTTCTGATCCTTCGGCAGCTACACAATTCGCTGGTATTCAGATAGTTACAGTTGGAACAGATAAGGTATTTGCTGCATCAAAAGATGGAGCTACTACAGAGACTACCGATATAACAGCAGATTGGGGAACGATAAATGCAAGAAAAGTCATTGATGTTGTTTATACAGCAGGAACAGATGTAAAGTTTTATCTAAATGGTGCCTTAGTAGCTACACATACAACACGAATACCTGATAATACTGATACAACGTCGTCTGTTAGACCAGTTGCTTACGGTGTAAGGAATCTAGGAACAACAAGCGATACAACTATGAAAGCTGGTTGGTTCGTATTAGAGCAAGAAATATAGTATGCCAGAACAAACACTAGTAAAACGAGATGGATTCCATATACCGGTAAGTATCACTGGAGTCCTTGCACAGACAGCTACCAATTACGGTGTGGTGTTTATTGCACGTTTTCCTTGTGAGGTTTCATGGGTAAGCGAATCACATGCTGTAGCAGGATCAGATGGAGGCGCGGTGACACTAAATATAGAGAGTTTAAAAAGTGGTGTAGCGACAGGAGCAGGTGACGACATACTAGTAACAGCATTTGATCTAAAGAGCACGGCAGATACACCAGTACGGTATAGCGGTCGTGATCTGGTTATATCGAAAGCAAGACAATTAAAGGAAGGTGACAGACTGGGACTGGTAGTTAGCGGAACGCTTACAGCATTGCAAGACATGAACATAACAATTTACTTAAAACCGTTAGGAAACGGAGAATATAGATAATATGCCAAGTATTATAGGTGGAAAAAAGATAGTATTTGATAAAGACGACTTTCTAGGTGGTCTGCACCCTCAATACGCTGACGGATTAAACCCTGTGTGCGCTGTTTTGGGTAGCCAGTTAGCTGGTGCTAAAGGATTCAACCCATATAGAAAGATTGGTTACGCAGCACCTGGCTATCTCGCACAAGATCCAGCAGATTATGCTGAGTTGGATAACGAGCTTAAATCTGGTGCAGTAAATGGAGATAAAATCTATGCTGTTGGTAATGGTGACGAGCTGGTGCGATTCGAGATTGCGGCAGTACCAATAGTCACAAAAGCAACCGACGCAGGCGCTACATGGCCCTATCAGATCGCTGGAGGTACAAATAGCCCTGTTGGGGAGGATATAGTGGTCTACAACGCCTCAGTGGGCGGCACAGACGCTACACGGCTGTTCTATTCATACAATACTAGCGCAGATTGGAATATTGGAATGTATGACTTTGCTAATGCACCAGATGATGACTTCATGACAGCAGTATCAGCAGGTGGTGGAGATCTTCCAGGCGCAGCAGGAAAAGACGTACCGCATCCGATGATAAATGGTAAAGATGATATTTTATATGTTGGAGATAGAAACTTTGTGCATGAATACGATGGTGGAACAGGAGCTAACGGTACATTTTCAGAAGAAGTATTAACATTGCCACGAGGATATGTCGTTAAATCTTTTGCACGTTATCCCGATTATCTTGTCATATTTGCGTATAAGGCTTCTGGCTCTAGCAGTTATTATCAGGGGCAGGTGGTAGCTTTCTTTTGGAACTATCTAGACCTAGACCCAACAAGCGTACAAGAACTTAACGATAACTACGTTGGCGAGGCTTTTGAATATCAAGGAACAGTAGGCGTATTTACACAGGGACGTACAAACGACCTAGAGAACGGTGGAAACCGAAACTCAAAACTACAACTCTTTGATGGGTCAAAGTTTAAGACAATCGAGACTTTCGATAGCAACGTACCAGAACGGGGTGGAGTTGTTGTAAACGGTGATATGATTATGTGGAACTCTGAGGGTATCCAATACAGTTATGGTTCACCATTTGAGGGCATGGATAAGGTACTAAACAAACTAGCCAAGGGATCTACAAGTAACACAGTATCGGCCATGTTAATGAACCCAACAACTAACTTCTGGTTAATGTCACCATCAACATTAGCGGGTGGACGTATTAAGTACTTTACATCAGGTAACTACGATGAGTCTTGTACAATGTCTACAGTGATGGCAGACGGTAACTTCCCAGATGGACAGATGGGACGTATCAAATCAGCTAAGGTAGTTTTTGCCAATACAGCAACTGGAGGGCGTACCATTGATGTACAGCTTATTACCCAAGCTCAAGAACAGGTAAAGGTAATAGAAAACCTTGGAACAGTAACAGCAACAACAATAGCCAAAGACTTTAGAGACGATCCACAGGAGTTTTATAATCTTGGACTGTTTATGCAATGGAAAGCTGGATCAGGAGCAACACAAGCACCTATTGTTAAACGCGTAGAAGTTGAGTTTGAACCAATAGAAATCATAAACGAATAAATATGTTATCTTTCACAGCATTAGGTACTCTTTATGGCGATAACACTAGTAGAGATACTACAGCGCATATCACCAAAGGGAATCGACAAATGAATCTAACTTACAGGCGCATACTAGGATCAAAACCTTGGTGGTTTTTAGAGACTTCTGCAACTGATACAACAGTCGCAAGCCAACAGGCATACGATCTACCGTATGACATAGATAAACTAAACACTGTCTATGTAACGGTTTCATCAACGCGATACACACCACAAGAGATAGTAGGACGTGACGCTTGGGACGTGTTAAATAGTACTACATCGGTTACGTCAGATATTCCTGAGTTCTTCTTTATACAGGAAGACACCATTGAGTTCTATCCGACACCATCGAGTGCTAGCAATACCATTACTTACAAATATAAAAAACGTGTAGTAGATTTAGAAATCGCAGACTACACAACTGGTACAATAACTACACTGACAAACGGAGGTACTGGAGTAGTAGGAAACGGTACAACATGGACTGTAGCGATGGCAGGACGATACATTAAAATAGATCCAGACGCAGGCGATGGGCATTGGTACAAGATTGCAAGCGTGACAAATACCACTACATTAGTACTCGACAGAGCATATCAAGGTACAACAGTCGCGGCGGGATCAGGAACATATACTATTGGTCAGATTCCTATACTGCCTGAGAACTACCACGAGCTAATCGTGCTTGAGCCATCATATAAATACTGGAACCTACAAAATAACGGAGTAAACAGAGCGGATAGATTCAAAGCGCAGTTTGATGAATTGCTTGCACAGCTATTAACAGATCAAGGCAAGAAAACAACAAACGTATCAGTAGGAACTGACACCGACTATCAAATACAGAACCCTAATATTTTCGTAACACTATAATATGGCTAATATCTTCTCAGAAGCTGTTGGTAGCAGAGTAAAAGAACGCTTTGGCCAACTAACAAACTTCATTAAAACACAACGAACGGCTGGTGAGGCTAAAACCAAGGCACACTACCCACAGATACCAAAGACACCATCTGAGGGACAAGTAGCGGCATCTTCAGCTATACCAGCTACTAGCTCAAATAAAAACGCACAAGCCACACCTGTACGGCAGTATACTGGTGGGCCATTGCAACCTGGTCTATCAACGCCAAACAAACCAGCGCCCGTCCAAAGCACAGTACAAAAACCAACGGACTTCACGATCTCCGGTGGCATAACAGATCCAGCACCGTCTGGATTAGGCAGTGGTGATATACAAGCATCTACTGATCCTACACCACAGGTTCAAGCGCCAGCACCAGCACAACCACAGCAAAACATTCCTTCACCTACAAGCGCATTGCAAGCTCAGATCGCTGCACTGCAAAGTCAGGTAACGGGAGGCACTACACCGACAGCAGATGAACAACGAATACAAAGCGAGATTACAGCACTAAAAGGTGCTGCGAATATGGCTATATCTGGTGAGGAAGGCCAAGGACGCGGACGTGAGCTAAATCTAGTACGTGGTAGACAGGGACAGATCACAGATCAAGCTAACCTACGTCTACAGACGCTTACTGGCGAGCTAGGTAACATTCAGGCACAAAGAGAGGCAGAACAGCAAGCAGCGCTTACACAGCTAGGATTCTTACAAAACCAGCAATCAGCGCTGACACCGTTTGAATCAAATGGAGCACTAGTTCAGTACGATCCGACCACAGGGCAGGTTACAACGCTACGTGACGCGCCTACAGAGACAGCAGATGGATTCACTCTAAGTCCAGGACAAGCAAGATACGATGCTCAAGGTAATGTAGTAGCTTATGCACCAGATGATCCAACAACTACAGGAGCGCCTTCGATTCAGGACATCAATGGAGTAGATCACCAATGGAACGCAGCCACTAACAGTTGGGAGTCTCTTGCAGGCTTTGGTGAGAGTGGTCAAGTAGACACAACAGCAATCGCTTCATTGCAAGATAAAATTTCTTTGATTGACGATCTTATTGCAAGTGATGGACTGACAGGATCAGTTGGTTCTTATGGAATATCACGGTTCACTCCTTTTTCAGCAGATAAGGGCGCACGTCAAGAGTTCGCTGCTGGAGTCAATCAGCTTATCTCAAAGGAAACAATCGACACTCTTGTATCGTTAAAAGAACGCGGAGGTACACTTGGTGCTTTGTCAGATCAGGAACGTGTGATGTTGCAAAATGCTGCGTCAAAGATCGGATCATGGACTCAGTATGATGACAATGGTATCGCAACAGGTAAGTTTGAAATAAGCGAAGAAGCATTTATAACAGAATTAAATACTATTAAAACTCTAGCTCAGAGAGCATTAGAGAGTGCGGGTGGATCAGGAACATTCGGCGCAACAGGCGCTACACCTACATCGTTTGATAGTAACGCATTAAGAGAAACATTATCAGAAACAAAAACATCAGCAGGGCAGTTGCTAACACCTGATGAGGTGAACATACTTATGTCAGACGCAGAAACTCTTGCGTCACAGGGTGTGCCGATAGAAGATATTAGGCTTAGGATAAACCAAGAGTTAGGTTTTAGTTCAGACCTGGGCACGTCACAAAACGGCTCAAGCGTATTAGACTTGGGTACAATAACTGGATACGGAAGCCCACTATGGGAGCATGGATTGGACATTGATCTAAAGATAGGTGATCCAGTACCAAGCCCTGCAAACGGTAAAGTAGTCTTTGTAGGCGAGAACGGAGGTTTTGGTGGGCAGGTACAAATTCAAACGCCTAATGGAGATATAATATGGTTATCTCATTTAAGCGGATCAAACGTAAGTGTGGGTGACGCAGTACAAGCTGGTCAGAACGTTGCGTTAGGTGGTAACTCAGGTAATACAATCCCTGGTAAAGGAGGCGACGGATCACACCTAGACTTAACAATAACTAAAGCAGGTGGAGGATACTACACACCGCGAGAGATCGAACAAATGTTAAAAGCATAATATGGCAATACAATCAATTTTAACACCAGAAGAACAACAGAGAGGTCTGCAGGGCCAGACTAAGAAGTCAGGTGGCTTCGTGCAAAGCTTAGCCAAACCTTTCTTAAAAGGAACAGCATCAGCACTCAATACCCTCGAAGGGGCAGGTACGCTTTTAGGGTCACTCCCAGGTGGTATCTCACAAGAGGAGATGCAAAGGATCGGTGAGGCTACTACAAAGGAACGTAGCTTTGGCCCATTGGGTACAGCACGACCAGTCGGAGTAAACCAAGACACAGGCGAGATGTTGTCCACAGGACGTGGTATAGCCGACATTGTTGGTACAGGACTCGAAATAGGAAGTTATGCAGCGCCAGCAAGTGTTGGGGCTAATGTAGTAAAGGGAGTTGGAAAAGCCACCCTAGGGCAAGCAGTTAAAGGATTAGGTATAGGTGGTGTAGTAGCAGGAACAGGTGCTGGAGTTGGAGCAGAACTACAAAATCAAGACGCTACAATAGGATCGGTTATTGGATCGGGATTAGTGGGTGGAACAATAGGTGGTGTAACAGGAGCAGGACTAGCAGGGGCAGGAAGGTTGGGAGTGAACGCATTTAAAAAGGCAGCGCCGTTAGTTAGAGCAGGAGGCGATGCAGTGCAAGAGGCAGGGGCTAAGTTTGGTATTGGTACAAGTAAATTACCTATAGAAGAACAGGTACGAAATGCAACCAGTGTTTATGATAACATCTTGGGTGGCTCTAAAAAGCAGATAACGCTTATTGATGATTTTCAACAAAAAACAGGAGAGAATTTGTCTGAGTATCTTGTGAAGAACGGTGTTGTACTAAATACAAATGACGCTGGTACAAAGTTTTTGACTAAAGAAATTGCAGAAAGTTCTAAGAAAGAAGTAATGGATACATTGGAAGATTCATTACAGAGTATATTGAAACCTTGGAAAGATTCTAAATTGGTCAATCTTGTTGATATAGGAAATGCAGTAAGCAGAGATATAGCACAAGATACTTCGATAGACGCACTAACAGTTCTGCAACGTCAAAAAGTAGCTAAAGATTTTATAGAAGCTGAGATGCAACGAGCAGGTGGATCATTGATTGATCTTCCTACAGCTAACCAGATTAAAAGGAACTATTGGAAGTTAGGATTTGAGATGTTGTCCCCACAAAAAAAGCCAACAGCACAAGCTATCGGTAGAGGATTAATGAATAGGATTGAAGAAGTTGTAGCAGACCCCATCGTTACTAATCTTAATAAGGAAATGCGGAAGTCTATAATGGCTAGTAATTTCTTAGAGAAAATATCAGGTGACGCAGTGAAAGGTGGAAGATTAGGACGTGGGGCAACAAGACTTATCGGTACAGTAGCAGGTATTAAGATGGGGCCAGTTGGCGCTTTAGCAAGTGGTGAAATATTAACACGCTTGGTATCACGATTCGGAAGCGTAGAAAGAATATCCGCCAAGGTTATTCGTGAGCTGATGGATTCAGGATCACTACCTAGCCACATAAAAACAGTAGAAGAGGCAAGAATATTCCTTGCTAATCTAATGGAGCAAAGAGCTGGAACAAAGTTATTGGGACAGGGGCCAGTTTTAGCAAGCCAAGGTGACGACGCAAGCCGTCAGTTTACGCAACAAGAGGCAACACAAAGATTACAAGACCTCGGTACATTGCCAACTGAATCAAACAGGGTAACAAGAGCAATACAAAATGCTCCTAGATTACAGTAGATTCTTTCCACTGTAGACTAAATAAATTGTGATGCCGATAACGAGTATCCAAGCCATATAACTAAATAATACACATAAATCAACTAACTTGTCAAGTATGTCGGAGGGGCCATCAAATGGAGAATTAGCAGTTATGATAAAAGGTATTCGAGAAGTACTCGAATTACGCTTTAATGAAAACGATAAAGATCACAAACTGGTGAATACTCATCTAAAGGAATTAAACGGTCAGGTCGTTAAGAATACCAAGTTTAGATGGCAGGTATACGTTTATGGCAGTCTAGCTATAGTAGGAATACCCTTAATGTTAAAAGAAATTATAGATAAAATATTTTAGTATGAAACATTTATCACAGCGAGATACACGATGGTCTAAGGATAAACTTGGAGCTTCTACTCTTACAGTGGGTAGATACGGTTGTACCACTACAGCTATATCAATGCTCTCAGATTACTTCGGGTGCCATAAAAGCCCTTTGGAGATGGCCCATAACGTACACAATTATACAGATAGCGGATTGATTATTTGGAGTCACCTAAATCTGGATAAGATGAGGTTTGTTCTTCGTGAGCATGGGCATAACGACATGGGTCTTCAGAAAGCACTAAAGGGAATCAACACGGCAGTTATCCTTGAGGTGGATCATTGTCATTGGGTAGTGGCTGTAAGAAAGAATACATTTAGTCAAGACTATACAATCATTGACCCTTGGGACGGAAAGAAGAAGAACTGTTTTAAAACTTATAAGAAGATTACAGGCGCAGCGTATTTTGAGGCAAAGGCAATAAAAGAAAAGCCAAGCGAGATTGATGCAACCTTCTCAAAAGAATGTGCTAATCGTGACTATCCATACTTCTTACAGGTAGAGAACCGAGGAGAGCTATGGTTTATTCACCCAGATGGACAGCGCGAGTATTTGCACCCTGATAATATAATCGAGTTTATGAAGGAGCATGCAGAAGGAATAACAAATGCAGACTTAAACAAGATACAAGTTAAAAAATAAATCATAAAAAGATAATATGGCAAAAGCACAAATAAAGAGATGGTGGCAATCACGAGTAATGTGGATTAACGGACTTGCTGTTCTAGCTGCCGTTCTAGGTCTAGTACAACAGTTCATGATGGATGGAGATTACACAGAGGTAGCGTATGTTGGTCTTGCAATGGCGCTAGTAAACCTAGCTTTGCGATGGGATACAACAAAAGCCATCAAGTAAACAAGAGATAGCAAATAGCCCCTAAACGGGGCTTTTTTGTTTGATCTGTGTTGCGTTCTAAGCGTTTCAAGGGTACTAGGCATCACGTAAAACGCTATCCCCACACTGCTTCGTAGAACTTTAGAAGAGTCCATGCTAATGCAAAGCCTCCGAATAGACATGTTGCGATGAGAGGGTGCAGTGGGTTTATAACTCAGTAATCTCTCCGTTGATAAAAATGAAACAATCAAATCCATCGACAATGTATGAGTCTGGTTGTATCAGCTCTACCATCTCATGACACTGCTCCTCTGCGTTTGCTTTGCTTTTAGCTTCAGTTTTTATCATTAACCATCCGCCTAGCGAGGCTGCCACCGTTATCATTATAATGAAGATGACTATGAATATATTAATTTTTGTTTCTTTTTTCATATTGTCTTGTTATCAAAATTAGGAGAGGAGCTTAGAGGGGTTGGACCTCATTTACGACAGCTCCCAGTGCCGAGATATAATCACACTCCTCTGTTGCGAGTCCGCCAGGGACTCTGGTAACGGTACACGAAGTAGATGGTGATTACGGAAAGAACGATTGCGGAGTACCTAACGTACTCATGTGCTTCGAGCCAAGCTGACATTGTTGCCTCCAAACTAATCTTGATAGGCAGGAGTCGAACCTGCTACTTCTGCCTGATCGAACAAAAGCGGTCTGCCCGTATCCGCTACTCAAGATTAGATTGGAAGGCACCAGTTGGAACGTACTGATGCGCTTTGGGGGGTTATTTTGTTTTCAAATCGTTCAGTTCTTCAATCATGGCATCAATTTTCTTGCGATGTTTCGCTTGTCCAGCTATAAATTGTGCGGTATCTGTTTGATGCTCCAAACAAGTTTGATATTGCATCTCTTCGATACCTATATCTTCTTCGAGATTTTGAATTATTTCCTCCTTCTCTTCTGGGCTTCTCATACTTAATTTACTTATGATTTATTACCTCCTGAGGAGAGCCGAGATGCATACTCGTTCTATAGCACGATACGCAGAGGGCTTTGCCCTTCTCGGATTCTCCACAGGAAGGCACCAGTTGGAACGTACTGATGCGCTTTGGGGGGTTAGAAGTATTCAAATAGTTGATAGTTTTTTATGAACCAGTCCATAGCTTCTTTTTTTATAGCTTCTTTTTTATGATATGCCTTCATTGCGTCCATGCTATCTGCTATTTCTAGAGCTTCATTATTATTCCAGTACGCCCAATCAGCGCGCTGGAACAACCGTCTTCCTTTTTCAAAGTTCTCTTTTTGCTCTTTAGATGTTTCGCTATCACCTTTCTCTTCAATGTAGTCAAGCACTATTTTATGCTTACTCGCCTCTATACAAGCAATTTGCACTAATATATATAGTTGTGGTTCAAAGCAGTCGGGCATTGTGTCATCCCAACCTCGCCAGAAACGCTGACAAGCCCACTTAAATGTACGCCAAATTTTGTTTGCACCGTATGGATGAGTTAAGCTCCAATTAAAATGGTTCTGCAGCTTAGTGCCTTCTATGTGTTTATCCTTCATACAATTCTATTATTATTTAGTCGGGGGGCGTTCAGTTGGAACGTACTGATGCGCTTTGGGGGGTTATTTAATGTTAATCATTTCTACTTCAAATTCGTCTTGTAGCTTCATAACTATACTACCGAACGCTGGGGATTTTCCTTTTTTACCAAGACCACTTTCAAAGTTTATGCGACCATTAGGAATAAACAGTTTTCCACCGCTAACTGAGTCATGAAAACGTAACGTAGTTAAAAATTCGATAGGAAATAAAATATAAATCTCATTTTTAGCAACTTGGTATGTCTCCCACGCTTTCTTTATAAACTCATGTTTTCTTGTGAAGGGAGGGTTTATCCAAATTCGTTTATATTGTGTCCAGTCTTGTACTAATCCATCGGTCTCAATCGTATCATAACTTTCAACCCCAAACTCATCAGCCTTTTCTTGTGTAGTTGCAGGGTCATAATCAAATGTACCGAACATATCAACAAATGATTTAGGGGTATAATATTCATTATCCTTCGTAAATTGTACTTGTGATTTTGCCATACAATTCTATTATTATTTAGTCGGGGGAGTTTTGTCCTCCCCCAGTTTACGGTTAACGGTCATCGGTTTCTTCCGAGCAGAAGCCGATCTTTGAGGGACGCTCTACGTCCTCCTCCTCGTCCTCTTCGGGTTCGATGACCTGTTTCATCACGGGGACACCACTGGCTACCAGGGTGTTGTAGTCTTGTGCACCGAGCTCCTCGGTGTCTTCGAAGTATCGTGAGTCCTCATCGTCGTACATCTCAGTGCAGTACGGGCACTTCGAGAGCCATGTGATGAGAATCTTGATGGGAATCTCGTTTCCGAGATACTCGATGACCTGTAGAATCAGCAAGGGGAGCTTGGTATCAACCTCACGCCCGCACTGACCGCAAGTAATTTTGCGCTGTTTCGTCATTCAGTCCTCCTGCCTTCAGGTAGTTGCGCAACCGCTCCATGGTCTTCCTTGTGATCAGTTGATCGGGTTGCATGATGAGGTCGATGAAGTCGTGTACTTCCTCAACCGTGAGGTTGGAAAACATAGTGTGCCACATCGCATGGAAGTCAGCGTCTAGCATGACTATGTTGTCTGCATCCTTGTCTTCTCCGTCGGGGATCCTGCTCTGAGCTAGGATATGGTGGCGGTTCTGGCG